GTACTATAGGTACAACAGGTTTACAGGGTACTCAAGGAAGACAAGGTACTCAAGGAAAACAAGGTACTATAGGTACAACAGGTTTACAAGGCACACAAGGAAGACAGGGTACTATTGGTTCACAAGGAACAATTGGCACACAAGGTACTATTGGTTCACAAGGAACAATTGGTACACAAGGTATACAAGGAACACAAGGTACTATAGGTACAACAGGTTTACAGGGTACTCAAGGAAGACAAGGTACTCAAGGAAAACAAGGTACTATAGGTACAACAGGTTTACAAGGCACACAAGGAAGACAGGGTACTATTGGTTCACAAGGAACAATTGGCACACAAGGTACTATTGGTTCACAAGGAACAATTGGTACACAAGGTATTCAAGGTAAACAAGGTACAATTGGTACAACAGGTTTACAGGGTACTCAAGGTAGACAAGGTTCACAAGGAACAATTGGTACACAAGGTACTATTGGTTCACAAGGTACTATAGGTACTCAGGGTATTCAAGGAAAACAAGGTACTATAGGTACAACAGGTTTACAGGGTACTCAAGGAAGACAGGGTACTCAAGGAAGACAGGGTACTATTGGTTCACAAGGTACTATTGGTAAACAAGGTACTATTGGTTCACAAGGAACAATTGGTACACAAGGTATACAAGGAACACAAGGTACTATAGGTACAACAGGTTTACAGGGTACTCAAGGAAGACAAGGTACTCAAGGAAAACAAGGTACTATAGGTACAACAGGTTTACAAGGCACACAAGGAAGACAGGGTACTATTGGTTCACAAGGTACTATTGGTTCACAAGGTACTATTGGTTCACAAGGAACAATTGGTACACAAGGTACTCAAGGTACTCAAGGTATAATTGGTAAAACAGGCTTACAGGGTACTCAAGGTATAATTGGTAAAACAGGTTTACAGGGTACTCAAGGAAGACAAGGTACTCAAGGTACTCAAGGTAAAACAGGAACAGCAACTATAAATAACAATGCTGATAATAGAGTAATTACTGGTGATGCGAGTGTAGGAGTATTAAATGCAGAAGCTAATTTTACATATAATGCTTCAACTGATAAAATAAATATAGGTAGTGCTGCTGGGGATTATGAAATAAACTTTAATACACAAGATGCTACATTTAATAGTGCAGATGAAGATTTTAATACAGTAATTAAAGGTTTAGGAGGAGCGGGTTCACTTAAAGTAGGTGAAAATTATGTTGACATTACTACAGCAGGATTAGGAGTAGGTACTACGGGTGTTTCAACAACAGGATTAATTAGAGCAACTAATGATGTAATAGCATTTTACTCATCAGATAGAAGATTAAAAACTAATATATTACCTATACCTAATGCTTTGGATAAAGTAAGTTTATTAAATGGTGTTACTTTTGATTGGAAAGAATTTGAAGCAAATAAAGATAAAGCCATACATGCTAATGAAGGATCAGACGTAGGTGTTATAGCTCAAGAAATAGAAGCTGTATTCCCAGATTTAGTAGAAACAAGAAGTAATGGTTATAAAGCAGTTAAATACGATAAATTAGTAGCAGTACTAATTGAAGCTGTTAAAGAACTAAAAGCTGAAGTTGATGAATTAAAGAAAAAATAGGTTATTATGGCAGTAAGTTTATCAAATGTGTGGAATAATGTAATTAAATTATGGGATAATACTACATTTTATTCTCAAACTACTAATTTTTCATTGAATAATACTTTTAATACAGTAGGAGCTCAAGCATCTCTCCCAAACTCAAATTCTACAGTAAATCCCGAATCAAATTATCAATTAAAAAATTTATTTCCTTTTCAGAGTAATTTAAATGAAAATAATTCAGGGTTTCAAAGAACAATGAAAGGAACATCTACTTTAGGTGAGTGGTGCAATACTGTGTTTATACCATACGCAACATCATATAATGTAATGGCAATGAATGATGGTACTACTACAGTTAGTAAAAATGGTACAACTGTAGCTACTATAACATCTAGAGGGGGGACTACATCATTAGCCTCTCTTAGTGTAGGGGATCAAATACACTGTACTCAACCTTTTACTCTTTATAATACTAGTAATCCTGGATTAATAGGAACATACGCAGGGTATGCTGGATTTGCTTTTGCTACAAGAAGAGATAGATCTACTGTTGTTTTTTATTTTCAAAATTTAGACACTTCTAGATCAGTTAATGTTCAAGTAATGTATACTGCAACAGGAGGAAGTAATGTAACTAGTATGACTAGTGTTCATACAGCAACTTTATTATCTGCTGGAACAGGTAATGCAGGATCTGATAATTCTTATTCTACTACAACAACAGGAAATTATTACATTTTAGCAGATGGTCCTATTTTAGCTTGGAGAGGACAAGCACCATCTAATGATTGTATGCCTTTATATCCAATGGCGTTAGAAGGACCTGTGTATGGTTGGTTTTCAACAGGGGGTCATGTATTTTCAGTAAATTCTGCAGAAGTAGGAAGAACTAATTCTGGGGGTGGAGATACTATTACAGGAAGATCTTCTGCTAATGGTACATCAACTTTATGTACACCTAGTAGTGGAAGAGACAATACATATACTAATATTGCTGGAGGACCTTCTGGAGGAAGTTATTTTTCAGGTGAATGTACTGCTGTTTATGGAACTTCACCTCAACTAACATTACTTTCAGCAGAGTCACAAGCAGATGGAAATGGAACAGAAATGACTCCTTTTACTGCAAAAGAAGCACATGGAAGGGGAACAATAGTAGGAGGATCTTGTGCATGGAATGCTTTTGTATCATCAGGTTATTCAGGATCTGCTCCTGCAGCAAGTGGGTATTCTGATGTAATTATGAGATTTAATTCAGCAGGTACTTTTCAAGAAGCAAAAGCATTTAGTGGTCAAAATACAACTACTCCTCATTCATCAAAAGCATATTTTGGAAATGGATCAGGAACAGGAACATCAGCTAATGCAGGAGATTTTTTCTTATGTAATGTAGCAGTTCAAGGTTTTTGTGATACAGATGCAACTGATAAAGATGAAACAGTTAATATTATGTCTAATGATATTTCTAAACCAACAGCAAATTCTCATACTTTATTAGTAGATACTTTTACATCAGGAACTCCAGGTCAAATCGAACCCTGGGACACAACAGCTGCAGCTTGTGATGATTTAACTGGTGGTTTTGCTGAAGGTGGTACTGTATATTCACCTTCATCTACATTAGCTCTTGGATCAGTATTATTTTGGGACTCAAACTTTCTATATCCTGTTAACGGTCAAAATTTATATGTTGGTATAGGTTCAGGAAGATCATTTTTCCAATTTCAATTAGGTTATGAAGGAATTTTAAAAACTGCTCCAACTGCTTGTTAGATGTATACGTTTTTAAAAGATAAAATTTTAGACGAAAACGAAAAAGAAATAATGATGGAGTGGGAAACTCCCATTATGAAAGAACATGCTAAAGTTGTAACTGAAAATGGTGGTGATATATTAGAGATAGGATTTGGTATGGGTATTTGTTCAAATTTTATACAACAACATAATATAAAATCTCATACTATAATTGAAATTAATGATCAAGTATTTGATAGATTATTAAAATGGGCTAAAGATAAACCTAATGTTATTCCTATAAAAGGTGATTGGTTTAGTAGCATTCCTGATAAAAAATATGATGGTATAATGCATGATACGTGGGAGGATAAAAATTTTAATAATTTATTACCTACAGTAAAAAAATATTTAAAACCTAAAGGTATAATAACTTACTATAATCCTTTTACAAAAGAAGTAGCAGAACATACTTCTAAAATAAATAATGAAAAAGTTATTTTTAATCATGTAAGTGTTAATCCACCTACTGAAGAAATGAAATACAAATATTTTACTAAAAAAGATTATTATTGTATTAAAATGGTTGTTGATTAAACAATTTTTTTCCATATTTATAACAAAAATAAAATTATGGCTGTAATCCCTATTTATCCTGGTTCATCATCATTCTTTCCTGGAGATACACCTTTTGGATTCTATGATAATCAATATGATTTTCAAGTAGATGCTGACAAAGTAGTAACTTATGTAGCAAGAAGATTAGGTTATCCTATAATGGATGTTGAGTTACAAGATTTAAATTTCTACGCAGCATTTGAAGATGCAGTAACTACTTATGGTAATGAATTATATGCTTATAAAGTAAGAGAAAATTATTTATCAATTGAAGGATCACCAACAGCTTCAAATTTAAACCATGAATTGGTAACTCCTAATTTTGCTAGTGTAGTACGTTATACAGAGCAGTATGGAGAAGAAGCAGGAACAGGAGGAACCACAACTTGGTATTCAGGATCAATTCCTATTACAGCAGGTAAACAAGATTATGATTTAAAAACATGGGCTTCAGAATCATTAGGATTAGATAATAAAGATTTTATTGAAGTAAAGAGGGTATTTTATGAAGCAACACCTGCGATTGTAAAATTCTTTGATCCTTATGCTGGTACAGGAACTGGTATGATGAATATGATGGATACATTTGGTTGGGGTAATTATTCACCTGCAATTAATTTTATGTTGATGCCTATTAGTTTTGATTTACAAAAAATTCAAGCTATAGAATTAAATGATCAAATTAGAAAGTCACAGTTTTCATTTGAATTAATCAATAATAATTTAAGAATATTTCCTATACCCCAAAATAGTGGAACTCTATGGATACAGTATATAAAATTATCAGATAGAAATAATCCAATATCTCAGTATCCTAAGGGACAATTTAATGTAACAAATGTTTCAAATGTTAATTATTGTAATCCTGATTATTGTGAAATTAATTCAATAGGTAGAAGTTGGATTTTTGATTATACTCTAGCATTATGTAAAGAAATACTAGGGTATATTAGAGGTAAATATACACAAGTACCCATTCCTGGAGCTGAAACTGTATTAAATCAACAAGATTTACTTACAGCCGCAACAACAGAAAAAGAGGCATTAATTACAAGATTAAGAGAATATTTTGATGAAACATCAAGAAGTAATTTATTAGCGGTTAAGGCAGCTGAAGCAGAATCATTACAAAAGATTGAAGCAGCAGTCCCTTACCCAATTTATATAGGATAATATGGCATTATTTGGATCAGCAAGAGATGTAAGCATGTTTAGAGGTATTAGTAGAGAACTAATGTGGGATGTTATTGTTCAAGAATGTGCACTTTATAAATTTAGATTAGAAGAAACTAATGTTAATATTTATGGAGAAGCTGCTGAAGAAAAGTATTATGAAGCTCCAATGTTACTTAATACATTAATTGATAGACAAGATCAAAGTTCTCCTAATACAGATTTAGGTATTGATTTTGCAGGAGGTCGTACATTTAAATTCTTAAGAGATGATTTAGCAGGAGTAAAAGCTAATGGATCTGGTAACATAGGAGTAATTGTTCCTGAAGTTGGTGATATAATATGGTATGAAAATGGATATTATGAAATTTACAATTTAATTAATAATCAATTATTTGTTGGTAAAGATCCAGATTATCCTAATAAAGATGATAATGGATATAATCCATATGGCAACTCAGATTTAGAAAACTTTGGCTATGATGTATCAATAATAGCCGAAACACATTATGTACCAGCAGACAAAGTAGCAATATCAGAAGAAAGATTAATATCAAGTATAAAACATGTCAAGTAAAGGAAGAAAAGTAATACCAAAATCTCAAAAAGAGATAAGTAAAGGAATGCATCATCCTTATTCTAAGGAAGCTGGTAATCCTAATAATGCTGCTTATGAAAGAACTAACAGAAGTAATCAAGTTTCTTTTAAAGGTGATACTGTAAAACCTTTTTCAGTTGGTTTATATGATATTGATGAAACTATATTATATTATTTCAATAATGTAATTAAACCTACAGTAATTCAAAATGGTAGAAGAGAAGAAGTTCCCGTTATTTATGCTGATTCTGAAAGATGGAATCAAATTCAAAAAAATGGGTATTTTAGAGATAGAAAAGATAGAATAATGATGCCTTTAATTACTTTTAAAAGAACTAATATTGAAAAAAATAGAAATATTACTAATAAATTAGATGCTAATTTTCCCAATAATTATAGAATGTTTGAAAAATCATATAGTAGTAATAACACCTATGATAAATTCAATATATTAAATAATAGAAGACCTACAAAAAATATGTATGCTGTTGTTGTTCCTGATTATGTAACATTAAATTATGATTGTATTATTTCAACTTATTATATGGAACAAATGAATGGGATAATAGAAGCAATAAATTATGCTTCAGATTCATATTGGGGTAATCCTGAAAGATATCAATTTAGAGCTAGAATTGATTCAGTAGCAACTAATGTAGAAATGCCTGCAGATCAAGATAGATTAGTTAAAAGTACTTTTAGCATAAAAATGTATGGTTATATAGTACCTAATATACTTCAAAAAGATCTATCTTCAATTAAAAAATACAATTCTAAAGCTTCAATTACATTTAATTCTGAAGTAGTAAGTAATATAGATGATGTAAATCCTTCTCAAGCTAGTAGAACAGATATTGATTATACTGACAATGTTAATTATGTAGATCCTCCATCAACAAGAGTACCTTCAAATAGAATAAATACAAACAGAATACCACCATCTCCTGCACAAGAATAGTTAAAATAATTTAATTTTTAAATAATTTATTAATATGTATAATTGATAATAAAATTAATTATTAACCAAAAATAAAAGTAATGTCAAAAATAAAAGTTTTAACTGAAGCAGAAATTGAAAATATAAAAAAAGTAAGAGAAGATTTTCAAATTTTAGTAGGTAATGTAGGAGAAGTTGAGGTAGCTATAATAAATCTTAACAAAAAGAAAAAAGAATTAGAAAATGAATTATTATTAATTCAAGAAAAAGAAACAAAAATAGCTGTAGATTTAGAAAAAAAATATGGCAAAGGAAATATCTCATTGGAAACAGGAGAGTTTACCCCAATAGAGTAGTTTTTTAAAAAAAACACAATATTTATAATAAAATAAAACAACATAAAAAATGGCAGAAGTATTAATATCACCGGGTGTTTTAGCAAGAGAAAACGACCAATCACAAATAACAGCAGGACCAGTACAAGCTGGAGCTGCAATTATTGGACCAGCCGTAAAAGGTCAACAAAATATTCCTAAACTAGTAACTAGCTATTCTGAATATTTAGCTAATTTTGGTAGTACATTTTTAAGTGGATCGAATCAATATACATATTTTACATCGATCTCAGCTTATAATTATTTTCAAAATGGTGGAACTTCATTATTAGTAACTAGAGTAACTCCAGGAGCTTTTAGTGCTGCCACATCATCATTAATACCAACAGGATCTGCTGGAACATTAACTGCAGATACATCTCCTTTTGTATTAGAAACATTAGCTCATGGTAATATAATGAATTCTGGTCCTCAAGCCGATGTTGGAACTAACGGAACATTAACATCAGGATCATCTGATAACTTTAGATGGGAAATAACAAATCCAAGTACTTCATCAGGTGTATTTTCATTATTAATAAGACAAGGTAATGATACTCAAACTTCTAAACAAGTAGTTGAAACATTTTCAAACATATCATTAGATCCATTAGCTACAAATTATGTTTCAAAAGTAATTGGTGATCAAGTACAAACAGTAAGAGGATCAGGAACTGATGTTTATTTACAATCATCTGGATCTTATCCAAATGCTTCAAGATATGTAAGAGTAAAAGAAGTTAATTTCCAAACTCCTAATTATTTTGATAACGCCGGAAGTCCAAAAGATATATTTACAGGATCAATACCAGCTGCATCCTCAGGATCATTTGGGGGTGGTATAGGTGACATATCAGGAAGTGGTGACCCATCAAAATTCTATCAAAACATTAATGATGTAGATTCTCAAGGTTTAGTAGGTACAGATTATACAACAGCAATTAATCTACTTGCAAATAGAGATGACTTTAGATATAATATGATCACAGCTCCAGGTTTAATATTAGCAAATGGTACTACAGGAGCAGGTTGGACAACAATTCAATCAAATTGTGAAACTAGAGGAGATGCAATATTTGTAGGTGATTTAGTTAATTATAATGCTTCATTAACACAAGTAACAGGACAAGCAGCTTCAGTTGATTCCTCATATGTAGCTTCATATTGGCCTTGGTTACAAGTAATTGACCCAGATTCAAGAGATTTAGTTTGGGTTCCAGCTTCAACAATGATACCAGGAGTATATGCTTACAATGATAGAGCAGGTGAGCCATGGTTTGCACCAGCGGGTATTAATAGAGGAGGATTAGGAGCAGTTAATCAGGCAGAAAGAAAATTAACTAATACTAATAGAGATGATTTATATACTGGAAAAGTAAATCCTATAGCTTCATTCCCAGGACAAGGAATTGTAGTATTTGGACAGAAAACACTTCAAACTAAAGCTTCTGCTTTAGATAGAGTAAATGTAAGAAGATTACTAATTACACTTAAAAATTATATTTCACAAATCGCTGATACATTAGTATTCGAACAAAATACTGCAGCTACAAGAAATACATTTTTAGCTCAAGTTAATCCTTACTTAGAGTCAGTACAACAAAGACAAGGTTTATATGCATTTAAAGTAGTAATGGATAATACAAATAACACACCAGATGTAATTGACAGAAATGAATTAATTGGTGCTGTTTATTTACAACCAACTAAAACGGCTGAATTTATTTACCTAGACTTTAACATTTTACCAACTGGAGCAACTTTCCCAGCATAAAAATGAAAAACAATAATATTTATAATAAAATAAAATAACATAAAAAATGGCAGTATTAGATCCCAACGAAATATTTTTCACCGCTTTTGAACCAAAAGTAGCTAATAGATTTGTATTGTATGTTGATGGTATACCATCGTATATAATTAAAGGAGTTAGTGGAATGGGGTTCGCGCAAGATGAAATAGTATTAAATCATATAAACACTTATAGAAAAGTAAAAGGTAAATTAAGATGGAATGATTTAACAATGGAATTATTTGATCCTATTACCCCTTCAGGAGCTCAAGCAGTAATGGAGTGGACAAGATTACACCATGAATCAGTTACTGGTAGAGATGGTTATTCTGATTTCTATAAAAAAGATTTAACTATTGATGTATTAGGTCCTGTAGGTGATGTAGTATCAGAATGGATTATTAAAGGTGCATTTATTAAAGATGCTGCATTTGGTGACATGAATTGGGATGATGACACCACTGTAATGAATATTTCATTAACAATAGGAATGGATTACTGCGTATTAAATTTCTAAAAGAAAATTTATATATTTTACATTTAAGCTTGGCTTCGGTCAAGCTTTTTTGTATTATGTATATGTATAATAAAACACAAGTTATTAACAAATAAAAATTATGAGCGAAGAAAAATTCCAATTCCCCACAGAATTTGTTGATTTACCATCAGAAGGTAAAATTTATCCTAAAGATCATCCATTATCATCTGGAAGAGTAGAAATGAAATATATGACTGCTAAAGAAGAAGATATTTTAACTAACCAGAATTATATAGAAAAAGGAATTGTATTAGATAGATTAATAGAAGCTCTTACTATGAATAAATTTGATATTAAAGATATTCATCCTGGAGATAAAAATGCAATTTTTATATCTGCTAGAATATTAGGTTATGGTTCAGAATATAAATTTGAATATGCTGGAAAGGAATATACAATTGATTTAACAAAAGTTAAAAATAAACCATTTGATATTAAATCTTTAACAGATGAAGGTTATGGTACTTTTGAAATGCCTTCAAATGGAACTATAGTAAAATATAAATATTTAACTGAAAAAGATGTTGATAATATTACTCAAGAAGTATTAGGGATTTCTAAAATAAGTAAAGGAGCAGCTCCTGAAATTACTACAAAATTAAAACATCAAATTGTTTCGGTTAATGGGGATAGTAATAAATCTGAAATTCGTAAATATGTTGATACTTTTCTCTTAGCTCGTGATTCTAGAGCATTAAGAAATCATATTAGAGACACAGCTCCTGATGTCGATTTAAATTATGTAACTGATGATGGAACTACAATTTCAATTCCTATTACTATAAATTTTTTCTGGCCCGATCTTTAAATGATTTCCCAAAGTATCGGGTAAAAGTATTTCATGAAATACACGAAATAGTTTTCCATGGTGGTGGAGGTTACGATTTCCATACTGTATATAATATGCCTCTTTGGTTACGTAGATTAACTTTTAATAAAATGAAAGAATTTTACGATGCTAGAGAAAAATCTCAAAACCCAAAAGAAGCAGGTGAAATTGATATGGCAAATCCGGATAAATCCCAACTTCCAACAAAAAGAACAGTATCTCCACCAAGTTATGTAGCTAAAAGATTAAAGAAATAGTAGTTTTTAATATTTATAATAAAATTGCTATATGGCTGGACTTGAAGGTTTAGGAAAAGATGACTTAAAAAGAGTACTTGATATTAGGGCTGCGGTTGCAGACGTAAAATCTGAAATAGCATCAGCAAATAAACAATTTAAAAAATTAGGAATAAATGCTGGGGATGTTAATAGTGAAATTTCTAAAATTACAGCAGCAACTAAAGGATTTGCTGATCTACAAGATGAAGCAGCAAAATCAGCAAAAGCAACAGCAGAAGCTATTAAAGGTGAAGCTAAACAATTAGCTATAGTAAGAACTCTTAATATTCAAATTAATGCTTTAACAAAAAAATCATTAACAGCTAATGAAACACAGTCAAAATTATTCCAAGCTCAGGCTGAAAGGTTATCATCTGTAAGAGATAGTGCTCAAGATTTAGCAAATGAATTTGGAAAAATAGCAGAATCATCCTCTACATTAGATAGGAAAACAATGTGGTTTACTGCTTTTTCTGACTTTACAAAAGACATACCAGGTTTAAGAGTACTTTCAGGACCCTTCGAAGCTGCAGCTAAAGCTTCAAGAGAAACTGTAATAAATAATGCTAAAGCTTCAGATATAAAAGAAAGATTAAGTAAATTAACTACTGAAGAGCTAAAAACAGGTAAAGGACTTACAAGAGAAAGATTAAAATCTCTTAATTTAGAAGATATAACCCAAGGAAAATCAGGTGCTGCAGCACGTAATCTATTATCAAGTGCTAAAAATCAAGCAAAAATCCAATCTTCGGGTATAGCTGGGATGAAAGCAGGATTTAAAGGATTAAAAGGAATAATTGGAAAAGCTTTTGCTCCTATAGCAATTATAACAACTTTTGTAAAAGCTATTCAGCTTATATTTGGAGCAATGAAAAAAGCATCAGAACAAACAGCTAAATTTTCAAATAATTTATTAGTTAGTAGGCAAGCTGCTGAAGAGCTTAGAGATGCTACTTATGAAACAGTTGCAGGATTTAATTTAGCTTCAACAGCAGCAGGTGGTGTTGCAATAACCCAGGAAGGGTTATTAAAAACAATGGATGCTATTAATAAAAAATTAGGTTTCCAAGTAAATATATTACAAGATTTTGGGGGAGAAATGAAAGCAAATGTAGCAGAAGCTACAATGATGTCTGAAAAATTTGGTTTAAGTGCTGATGCTTCTGCAAAATTATTTTTAGAATCAGTTAAAACTGGTAAACCCCTTAAAGAAATGACTAAAGAGTATTTTGGTCAAGCAGGATTTTTAAGTGCACAGGAGGGACTAACAGCTGATGTAGTAGGTAATTTAGAAGAAGCAACAAAAGTATCAGGAAATTTAAGAGCTAATTTTAAAGGTAGTTCATTTGCAATTGCACAAGGTATATTTAATGCAAAAAGATTAGGTTTTGAACTAGCTCAAATGGAAGGAATATCTAGTAATTTATTAAACTTTGAAAGTTCTATAGCATCAGAAATGGAAGCTGAATTACTTACAGGTAAACAGTTAAATCTAGAAAAAGCAAGAGAAGCAGCTTTAGCAGGTAAAACTGGGGTTCTAATGGATGAAATATCAAAACAAGTAGGAACCCAACAAGATTTTCTAAAAATGAATGTTATTCAAAGACAAGCTTTAGCTAAAGCTGTTGGGTTAGAAGCTGATGAATTAGCTGATATGTTTGATAAAAGAGCTAAAAATGATGCATTAGCAAAGGAAAATTTAAAAGTTCAAAATAGACTTAAAAAAGAAGGAATTAAGCTACAATATGATGAAAATGGTGCTATAATTAATGGGTTACAAGAAATTAGATTAGCTGCTGAAGCAGCAGGAAAATCTGAAGAAGAAATAAGAGAAATTCTAGGTGAACAAGTTTATTTAAGAAAATCAGAACAATCAGCAACAGAAAAATTCAATAAATCATTAGCTAGGGCAAAAGATATATTTGCTTCTTTTGTAGAAGGTGGTTCTTTAGATAAGTTAGCAAACTTTGTAGAAAGTTTTGTTTCTAATCCTTTAGCGACTTTAATTAGTGGACCATCTACACCAACAGCATCTACAGTTACAACAACAGGAGGCACAGCATCAGATTTTATTTCAAGACCAGGCCAACCAATTCAAAAATTTAGAAAAGATGATGTTATAGTTGGTGGAACTAGTTTAGGAGGAGGTAATAATGGAGAAGTTACGGCATTATTAAAAGAATTAATAGTAGCAGTTAAAGAAGGTGGTGATGTGTTTATTGATGGAAATAAAGTAGGTAAATCATTAGCATTAGCAACCTCTAATATGGGGTAATATTTATAATAAATAATTAATTAATAAAAAATACAAAAATGGAAAATTCATTAGTAAATAGATTAGAAAAAGATGGTTCACCTTTATCTAAAGATAATGGTGCAACACCAACTACACCTGATTTTGCAATTTCAACATTACATAAAGAATACTCATTAGATTCTAACCCAGATAAATTATCAGTAAGACCACGTAATGGTAATCTACCTAACGCTACTACATTAGCTGTAGGTGATGGTGTTGAAAAATATAAAGATAATTTACCTGCAGGATCATCTTTCTAAAGTAATATTATATGTCTAATACACTTACACCTGAGTCTAGGGGTCGTCTAATTAATTTAAAAACAAATCTAAAAAGTTTAAGATTTGGTGGGGATAGACCTGCTTCAGGTACAAGTGATCAACCATATGAAGTAACTCCAATACCAGAAGGAACAGGATATTTAAGAGATGGTATGCCTCTTCAATCAGGTCCTGATTTTATATTAAGAGATGGTTTTTTAGCTCCTTTAAAAGCACTTAAAGATGTAAGTAGATTAGCTAAAATGTTTATTGATACTAAATCTCCAAGGGGTATATTTTTTACCTTAAAAGAAAATTTATTATCAAGAACAAGTGTAAAAACCCAGGCATCATTTGGAGCAGGTTATTTAGGAGGGGCTATGAATCAAGGTGCTTATTTACCATTAGGAACTTTACTTCAAGCAGGTTTTAATTGGGCAGGAGCTCATTTAAATAAATTTGGGATTAATCCTATAGGATCATTAGGTGGTCCTGCTGGTGTAAATAGAAATGCTAGAGGTGGAGCAGGTGCATTAAATCCTTATTCTGTAGTAGTACGAAATGATCAAGAAGAAAATGCTAATAGATTAGTATTATTAGGTGATTTTGTATCAACCGGAACAAATAATTCACAATTATCATTAGCAGCAGCTATTGACCCTATAGCAAAATATAATTATAATCCTGATGCAACTACAACAAATTCAGATACCCCTATATTATATTCATACTCAGGAGGACCAGGTTCTATATTAGGAGTTGGTAAAACAAATATATTTAAAGAACGTCCTACATACAATGCTATAAGAAATTATAAAAATTTATCTTCAACTTATCCTAATTATAGTGGGGTTCAACCTTCGGGTCTTTCTACTTTATTACATGGTGATATATTTAGAATATATTCTCAAACAGAATTAACAACTCGTAGAGGATTATATCCTAGAAGTTTTATGAATTTTGTTATTGATTCCGAAGTAGAATTTGATGACACTACAGGAAATGTAGTATCTAAAATAATTCATAAAGCACCAAACTATGTAACCCAAAATAAAGCTGTAAGAACAGGAATGGGAGATCCTGGACAACATATAACATATGCAGTAGATGGTGTAAATAAAGAAAGAAATTTATTTGATTATAGTATATCAGCTTTTGATATGGAAGCTTTAGATAAAATAACAGCTTTAAAAATGTATGAAGCTGAAGGACCTAACCATAATTTACCTATCAATGACTTATGTAAATTTAGAATTGCAGTTATAAATAATGGACCAAGTGAAGGAAAAAAAGCAACATATTTGCATTTTAGAGCTTACATAAATGGTTTTACAGATAATTATGCTGCTACTTGGAATGACGTTCAATATGTAGGTAGAGGTAATGTATTTAAAAATTATAGTGGATTTACTAGAGATATACAAATGGGCTTTACTATAATAGCAACATCTAAAGCTGAATTAATACCTATGTTTACTAAACTTAATTTTTTAGCTTCATCATTAGCACCAGATTATACTGAAGCAGGATTTATGAGAGGAAATATGGTTAGAATGACTGTAGGAGGTTATTTATATGAAGTGCCTGGAGTATTAACTTCATTAACATATACTATTCCAGATGATACTACATGGGAAATAGCAATTGACACAGATGGAAAATCAGATCCTTCAGTAAAAGAATTACCTCATAGAATAGAGGTTAGTTTAGCTTTTACTCCAGTACAAGATTTCTTACCTTCACGACAAAAGTTAACTTATAACGAAAACGGTGAATTAGTAGCAGAAGAAATAGGAGAACAGCGTTTTATAAGTTTAAATAATGGAATTAATAATAATTACATAGGAGAAAATGGTTTAAGTAAATATACCCAACCTATAAAAACCCAGTCAGATGAATAGATATGCTGATGTAAAATTATTTAGAACTCTTAATAATAACTTAAGAAATAAGGGACTTACTTATGGAAATTCTGCTAAATATCCTATTGTCCCTCAACAAGAAAATGATATATATGCTATAACTGAATGGGGAGATAGATTTGAAAGTTTAGCATTTCAGTTTTATGGTGATGTAACTTTATGGTGGGTAATAGCTATTGCTAATCCTAATATTGTTAATTTTTCATCAATATTTCTTCCAATAGGATCACAAATTAGAATACCACAAAATATTTCTCCTATAATTGATAGTTATAATGAATTAAATAGATAAAGTTATGGGCAATATTATAGGTGATCCATTTGATGAATTTGTAAAAAAACAAGTTGAAACAAGACAAACAGCCTTAGGCCAAACTACAAATATATCTGCTGATAATTTAAAATATTATACAGTAAAAACTCCATGGTTAAGATTAGCAAGTTCAGTTAACTTAACAAGAGAAGAAGAAGGAGATAATAGTGTTTTAGATAGATTAGTTAAAGCAGGTGTACCTCTAGAATCTATACAAAATGTAAACTTAGCTAAAAATTTTATACTTCAGGGTGGTTCACTTTCACTAGAAGAAACTGTAGATGATGAAGGAAAAATAACATCTTCAACAGTAAAACTTCATAAAGGTTTAAATTATAATAATGAATTATTTAATGGAGCCTATGGTTGGGGTGGGGTAAGTGAAAGAGGATACGTCCCTATGCCTGGAATTGAGTCAGCTCAATCTACTTATTATAATAATGGAGCTTTAAGCAAAGCAACAATTAATATAAAATGTTATAGTAAGGCTCAATTTCAATTACTAGACGCTTTATATTTAAGACCAGGATATACCCTTTTATTAGAATTCGGTTGGTCTACTTTTTTAGATAATAATGGAGATTTGCAAACATTTGATGGGTTTAAATCTACCCCTTTAGATTTTTTATTAAACCCAGGAACTTTTCCAGGTCCAAAAAATCAATTCCAAATGTTAAATCTTATATCACAAGAAAGAGCAAAATATTCTGGTAACTATGAAGCTATTTATGGTAAGATAACTAATTTTAAATGGTCTTTTAGTACAGACGGTTCTTATAGTTGTGAAGTATCTTTAATAGGTATGGGTAATATAATAGAATCCTTAAAATTAAATGTAACAGATCCTAAAAAAGATGACCAATCTAGCAGTAGTGATGTAAAAGCTAACACTACTTTTCAACAATATATAAATGATTATGTTGGGGAAACTATAGGGGCATATATTGAAATTGCAGAAAGCGGTGAACAACCTTTAAAAGCAGGCAATATACCCCAATCATATAGAAATAAATTTCTTAAAACATTTAAAAACCCTTCAGGAGGATATGATCTTAATTTAACAGCTACTAAACAAGAAATTTTAGATTATTTACGTCCTAAATATAATGAATTAGTAGAAGCAGAAAAAGAAGTAACAATACAAAACAATAATAATGATCCCTTAATAGCTTATAAAGATGATACTAAATTAAATAAAACATTTTATAATATTTCCCAAAATATACAAGGTAAATATAAAGGGGAAGCTGGGGGGTTATTTTTAACTCAAAAAGGTATAACAAATGGAGCTTTTGTATTAGATAATACCTATACAGGAAAGAAAAATTTTGGGGGAAGTGAAAAAGTTGAAAAAAGTGTTTATATAAAGTTTGCTACTTTATTAAAAATTATTGAAGAAAATTGTAATTTATTTTCTACAAAAGGAGAAGGAGGACGCACCCCCTTAGTAAAATTTGATTTTAATTATGCTAATATGGGAAATGATCAAAATTTTATGTTTATTTGTCCCCCAAATATTTCAACAAACCCCGATAAATGTCTAGTAGCTTATAATAAAATGACAATTAAAGGAATAGTTAAATATGATAATGATATCGTTACTAATTCAGAATTAAATAAAACATTAAATGCTAAACAAGATTTTTTAGTAGATAACAATCCTTATGTAGGGAGATTAGGTAATGTTTTAATTAATTTAAGATTTGCTTCTGAAGCAATTGCAACCTCACCTAAAGATCAAGATGGAGCTATATCTGTTTTAACATATGTAAAAACTATACTAAGAGGAATAAATGAATCTATGGGTAATTTAAATAGTTTTTTTGTTACTTTAGATGAAAATGAAGGTGTTATAAAAATTTATGATGAAACCCCAAAACCAAATCTTGTTGAAGCAATTCCTGAAAAATTTACAAAAATTAATATTTTTGGAGTAAAACAAGATCAAGGCTCATTTATTACAAATATAGGACTAGATGCAGAAATTCCACAAAATTTTGCTACAATGATAGCAATAGGGGCTCAAGCATCTGGAAATAACCTTATGGGTAATTCTGTTTCATTTTCGAATTATAATAAAGGTTTAGTTGACAGAATTATACCCGAAAAAATAGATTATGATACTAGTGAAAAGAAAGAAGATGAACCTAGTCCCTTAGAAAAAGCAAAAACTATAAAAGTAGAAAAATTATTTAAATCTAAGGATGATGGGAATTTACCTTTAAAAGAAATGTATAAATTTGGAGGCACAAAAGAGGGGGGTAATTATGATAAATACAACTTTTCACCAGAAGTATCAAATGATCTTAGTGAAAATTATACTACTTATATTAAATTAATACATGGAATATTAGCAGAATCAAATACAGTTCCCTCACCTTTTTTCTTACCTTTTAATTTAAATTTAGAAATGGAAGGATTATCAGGAATAAAATTATTTGAAAAATTCCAAATAACTGATGATATTTTACCCCCATCTTATGAAAAAGATAGTGTTGATATTATAGTAAAAGCTATTAATCATAACATTGATGTTCAAAAATGGTCAACTACAATTAATACTCAATCTGTACCTAGATTTGAACCTTTAATAATTGAAGAAGCAGAACCAGAAACGAATCAACCATCAGAAAAACAAGAACAATTAGCTGCTGCTGCTGAAGAAGCACCACCAACAGATCCTAATGAAAATCAAATTACAAGATTAAGACTAACTAGATTAGTTGATAATGGTTATCAAACTTTAGGTTTAATGGAAGTGTTAGATGAAAATGGTAATATCTTATATGCACTACCAATATGTGAATTGCCATGGAGTGATAATAAAAATAATGAAAGTTGTATACCTACAGGAACTTACACAATATCTTCAAGAACTTCACCTAAATATGGAAACCATTTTATTATAGCTAATCAAAGTAATAATAGAAATGAAATATTAGCAGCAGGAGGACCTATTGATGGATTTAATACCACAAATAGAAAATGGGTATTAATTCATGAAGCCCCAGCAGCACAAGGAAATACAAAACCTTGGTTACTAGGTTGCATGGCCCCAGGATTTAAGTTTAATACTAATCAAAGAGATCAATTTGGTAATCCTAGAGGAACAGGACCTCAATATGGCGGTAAATCATCTCCATCACATTTAGAGTCAATCCAGGCAAAAAATAAATTAGTAGGAACATTATTTAATACTGGTAAAGATCCAATGTTTAAATTAGAAATTAAAGCATTAGGTGGTGTCAATAAACCTATAGAAAGTAATTTTTATTCATTTGGTGTAAGTAATGAAATTAGAAAAATAGAAAACATAACAGGAGAAAAATACACATACGAAGGTGGTGGAGGTGCTAATGCACCACTAGGAACTGATAATCCTTTTGCTCCAAATTTAAATATTACTTTTTAATGGCTTATTTTCCTAAATCACAAATAAAAGAAAATCAATTTACCCCTGGGGCTGAATGGTATTATGTTAAGAATAATTCTTCCTACACAGGATTTTATTATGTATTATCTAATGGTAAAGCTTATACAGGTAAAAATCCTAATAATCCCCCAAATGAAGAAATAGTTAAAAAAGACCCAATTGTTTCTTCTGAAGTAAGAAAAAATGGAGGTATTAATGATAGTTTAAATGAAGTATCATATGCAGATAATTGGGATGGTTATACTTACGATAATCAAACACAAAATGCTAAAGATGTAGAAATATATGGAATATTAACTGATACTGATTATAATTTAATTAGATCAAAACCTCAATATTCTCCTACATTTCCTACTCCTGAAGACTATGAAAAAGAAATGTTTGTAAGATATTTTGTATGTAAGATAAATCAATTAGAGTATTTAGAAATTGATAAAGAAACTTATAATAATATTTTTACTCAAAATAAAGTATGGGTTTGGGAAGATTATATACCTTTTACTTTAAATTGGTATATAAATGGAGATATTGATAGAGTTTTTAATAATAATAAAGGATCTATTTTTATAAAAGAAAAAGAAATAAATAAAAAAGGATTAGAAGATTATTTAGGAAAACAATATTTAGAATATTTTAAATATAAGAAAGCAAGTAATTTAAATACAAGAGGAGGAGAATTAATTACTCCTACGGGTCAAGATTACATAGGCCCTTATCATATCCATGAATTTCAAGGACCTATGGAGGGTTCTTCCCACACATCAACAGCTCATAGAAAACTATTTTATAGAAGATTCTACAGGGGTGAAATAGTTGATTCTTTAAATCAAGAGGGAGTAATTGAAACTGGAGAAACACAAGCAGTAGAATTTACAACAAACATTTCAACAGATCCTAATTATATACCTCCATCACCTAGTGGAGGATCTTCAAGTGGAGGTGGATATTAGATAAATCCTTCATATATTAAAATAAAAAGTTATGTTTTGGTTAGTTGAAAGTAAAGTTCAATTTGAACAATTTTCAAATGCTAATTGGGAAAAAGTTTTTATAGAAGTAATTCCAAATAGTTATTTAATACATCCTGCACAAAATAATATTTGTGCTTTGTATATTAGACCGTTAGTATCAACTAAAGGATTTATTGTCCCATTATCACATAGTGAAACTTTAAATATAAATATAACGGAGATAAACACGATGTTACATAAATTTAGTAGCATATATGTGCGTGATAAGAAGGAATTTTTACATTATTTACCACTAAAAGGCCTCTTTGACATAAACCAACAAAACCCTCCGTATATACCAGAACTACTACAAACACATCATATTTTTAATAGGAGATATCCTAATAAAAAAGATGTAAATAGAATTATACCTATAGTTAAACACTATGAGTATTGTGAAGAAATATATAATAACCTAAAAGACAAAATAAATGGAAAAATCAATGAATTCTACAATGACAAATCTTCAGTGGTTTTCAACGCCATTGAAAGAAGTGGCATACGAGTTGATAAGTCAAAATTCGAATCGCATTTTCATGCTATCGACGGAGATTACATCTACACGCAATACAACTTTAAAACCCTCACAGGAAGACCAAGTAATAAATTCAAAGGAGTAAATTATGCCGCACTTAACAAAGAAAACGGACAAAGAGAGTGTTTTATCCCTCGTAATGACAATTTCATTGAGTTTGACATTGGCGCTTATCATCCTACTTTGTTGGCTAAGTTGGTGGGTTATGATTTTGGTGATAAAGACGTTCATATGGCCTTTGCGGAAATGTATGGAGTGGATTATAAAAAAGCAAAAGAATTAACATTTAAGCAACTGTATGGAGGAGTGTTTGATCAATACAAGGACTTAGAGTTTTTTCAAAAAGTACAAGTATATACTGATAATTTGTGGCAAGAATTTGAGGAAAAGGGCTGGATTGAATGTCCTATTTCAAAACATCGATTTGAAAAAGATAAGCTTGGTGAAATGAAACCGCAAAAATTATTGAATTATTTACTGCAAAATTTGGAGACGTCAATGAATGTTCATATATTGTGGGAAATAATAAGGTTATTAAGAAATAAAAAAACAAAGATAGTTTTATATACTTATGATTCGTTTTTATTTGATGTTGATAAAGAAGAAGAAGATGTGTTGGGTGAGATAAAGAAACTATTTAATAAATACAAATTACAAATAAAAACATGCTATGGAAGCAACTACAATTTTAAATAAAACTCCTAATATGTATACTATGGACGATTTTTCGGACATTACTAATCAAAACCTAGGAGATTTGAATAACAAGTTATTTTGTACATTTACAACCTTAGAGAATTTAGATTTACTTCTAAAATCTATTACAGACAAATACAATATAATGTATAACAAAATATTTGTTTTGTATGTAAAGGAAAATGACGAGTATGTTTGCACATATAACATAGATCAAGGTAATATCTCTGACTTACCAGAAAATACAATTTTAGTTCATAGGAAAAAAGAAACAAACACATTGTATACTATCAATGCTTTAAATGAACTTATCAAAAAATTAAACGGAGGAGTAGTAGACACTAAGTTTCCTATAACTTGGGAACACTACAAAAACTCCGTATTATTAACTCAACATGATGAGTTAAAACAATTAAAAACAAAAATACATAAAATAATTGAACTATAGTTTGGTTACCCTAAGTATTTGTTGTATATTACTCACAGTTATAAAATAAATTAAAAGTTATTATTATGGATTTAAATCAAATCAAATCGAAGTTAGAGTCACTTCAATCACAAACAAACTCAAATAAAGGAACAGGAAAATCATTATTTTGGAAACCTTCTGTAGGAAAACAACAAGTTAGAGTTGTTCCTAATAAGTACAATAAGTCATTCCCTTTTACTGAAATGATGTTTTATTATGGTATTGGTCAGAGAGTAATGGCTTCTCCCTTGAATTGGGGTGAAAAAGATCCAATTCAAGAATTTACAAAACAATTACGTGCTAGTGGAGATAAAGAAAATTGGTATTTAGCTAAAAAATTAGATGCTAAAACTCGTATTTTTGCACCTGTAATTGTAAGAGGTGAAGAAGAAGAAGGTGTTAAATTATGGCAATTTGGTAAAGAAGTTTATCAAGCATTCTTAAATTTAGCAGCTGATGATGAAATTGGAGATTATACTGATGTATCAGGAGGAAGAGATATTAAATTAACAACTGTAGGTCCTGAAGTAACAGGAACTCCTTACAATAAAACTACAATATCTCCATCAATGAAGCAATCACCTATTAGTGATAATGCTACTATAGTTGAAAGAGCTTTAGATACTCAACCTAACCCAAAAGAAGTATTTAAAAGACTTACTTTTGATGAAGTTAAAGCTAATTTAGAAACATTTTTAAAACCTGAAGGTGGAGAAGAAGATGATATTATCTCTGAACCAGCAGTAGCTTTTGATGGTGAATCTAATAATTATTCACTTGAAGGTAAAGATACAACATCTAAAGAAGATAAATTTGATGCTTTATTCGATGATAAAAAGTCTTCAACTGATGATGATTTACCATTCTAAAATATGGCTAGAAAAAAATCACTTACAGAAGCTGCCTCTAAGGAACTTAGATCAAAATTTGATCTAGGTGCCTTTAAGGATAAAAAAGGTTTAAGACAAAATGTTAAGTTTAAAGACCAGGAATGGATCCCTTTATCTTCAGCATTTCAAGATGTTACTTCAATCCCTGGTATTCCTATGGGACATATTGTACTTCTTAGAGGTCATTCAGACACAGGTAAAACTACTGCATTATTAGAAGCAGCAGTATCCGCACAAAAAAGAAATATTCTACCTGTTTTTATTATTACAGAAATGAAATGGTCTTGGGATCATGCTAAAATGATGGGGATGGATGTTAATGAAGTAGTTGATAAAACTACAGGTGAAATTACTAACTATGAAGGTAATTTTATTTATGTAGATAGAGAAACTATTAATTCTATTGAAGATGTAGCAGGATTTATTTTAGATTTAATGGATGAACAGAAAAAAGGTAATTTACCCTATGATTTACTTTTCTTGTGGGATTCTATAGGATCAGTACCTTGTGAAATGTCTATTAAATCAAATAAAAATAATAATGAGTGGAATGCAGGTGCTATGTCAACTCAGTTTGGTAATAGTGTAAATCAACGTATTACATTGTCACGTAAAGAATCATCTCCATATACTAATACACTTGTATGTATTAATAAAGTTTGGACGTTAAAAGCAGAATCCCCAATGGGTCAACCTAAATTAATGAATAAAGGAGGATATGCAATGTGGTTTGATTCTACATTTGTAGTTACCTTTGGTAACGTAATGTCTGCTGGTACCTCTAAAATAAAAGCTATTAAAGATGGTAAACAAGTTGAATTTGCTAAAAGAGTAAATATTCAAATTGATAAAAACCATATTAATGGCGTTACTACAAGAGGTAAAATTGTTATGACTCCCCATGGATTTATTAATGATAATGACAGAGAATTAAAAGATTATAAAGATGCTAGAAAAGATGATTGGGCTGCTATATTAGGTGGTGGTGATTTCAGAGTAGTAGAAGAAGATCAATCCTACACTGATATAACATCTTTTGGAGAAGAACCACAATAAATTTTGATACCCGGAATATCTTTCGTATATTCCGGGAATAAAATCACACCATATGAAACAAAAAGAACTATTTAGTCTTCTGGACAGTATCCAGGAGCAAGGCCCAGAGACTGAAACTCATGAAAGAATATTATTTATAGATGGTTTAAATTTATTCTTTAGAAATTTTGCTGTATTAAATATGGTAAACCCTTTAGGTATTCATATTGGGGGTTTAGGTGGATTCTTTCGTTCTTTAGGAGCTATGATTAGACAAATAAATCCTACTCAAGTTTATGTAGTATTTGATGGTGCTGGTTCTGCTAATAATAGAAAAAATATAATGCCCGAGTATAAATCAGGTAGAGATCTTCAACGTATTACTAATTGGGATGCATTTGATGATAAAGATGATGAGGATGATGCTAAGGTAGACCAAATGGTTAGAATCATTCAATATTTAAAGACATTACCTGTTAAAACTGTAAGTATTGATAAAGTAGAAGCTGATGATATTATAGCATATTTAAGTAAAACAATTCCCCAACATCCTAAAGATAAAGCATTTATTGTATCTTCAGATAAAGACTTTTTACAATTAGTTAGTGATAATATTATTGTTTACCGTCCTATGGAAAAGGAATATTACACAGCTCAAACTGTAATTGATAAATATAAAATATCTCCTCATAATTTTATTTTACACAAAACATTATTAGGTGATAATTCTGATAAAATTAAGGGTGTTAAAGGATTAGGTGAAAAAGGTTTATTAAAAAAATTCCCTGAATTAGTAGAAAAAGATATGAATTGGGATGATATATTAAATATTTGTGAAAATAAAATATCTGACCATGTTGTATATGCTAGAATAATTCATGGTCAGGATGATTTAGAAAAAAATTATAAAATAATGGATTTAAGTAATCCTATGCTTAGTAAAGAAGACAAAGAATGGTTAGATAAGGTAGTAGAATCAAACGACCTTTCGTATTATCCAGATCAATTCGTAGCAATGTATAATGAAGACCAAATGGGTGGTTTAATTAGAAATGTTGAGTTTTGGGTTAAAGATTGTTTTCAAAATTTAGTTGTAAAAAAATAGTTATATGACATTAACAAATTTAAATTCATATGGAACTAGCTTCCAGATTAAGGTAATTTCTTCTTTATTAACACATAAAGAATTTTTAGTAAACATTAACGATATGTTAGTTGAAGATTACTTTGATAACCAAGCTCATAAATGGATTATTAAAGAAATACTAAGGTATTATGATAAATATCATACTACACCTTCAATGGAAACATTAGCTGTTGAATTACAAAAATGTGGAAATGAAGTTTTACAAATATCTATAAAAGAACAACTTAAGGAAGCTTATAAAAGTTCAAGTGATGATTTAAAATATGTACAAGAAGAATTTGCTGCCTTTTGTAAAAATCAACAATTAAAAGGAGCTTTATTACAAAGTGTTGATTTATTAAAAGGTGGGGATTATGAATCTATTAGATCATTAATTAATAATGCTATTAAAGCTGGACAAGATAAAAATATAGGACATGAATATGCTAAAGACGTTGAATCAAGATATAGAGAAGATAGTAGAACGACAATTAAAACCCCTTGGGATAAAATTAATCAATTACTTCAGGGAGGCCTCGGAAATGGAGATTTTGGCCTTATATTTGGTAATCCAGGGGGTGGTAAATCTTGGTCGTTAGTTGCATTAGGAGGACATGCGGTTAAATTAGGATATAATGTTTTACATTATACTTTAGAATTAGGAGAACAATATGTAGGAAGAAGATATGATGCTTTCTTTTCTAGGATAGGTGTAGATAAAATCCAAAAACATAAAGATAAAATTGAAACCTTAATGAGTGATATAAAAGGAAATTTAATAATAAAAGAATTTCCTACAGGTAAAGCAACAATTTCTACTATAGAAGCGCATATTCAAAAAGTAAAAGATATGGGAATTGAACCTGATTTAATTATAATTGATTATGTTGATCTTCTTTCATCAAAAAGAAGGACTGTCGATCGTAAAGGTGAAATTGATGATATTTATACTAGTACAAAAGGATTAGCTCGTGAGTTAGATATCCCAGTTTGGAGTGTTTCTCAAGTAAATAGAGCTGGTGCTAAAGATAATATTGTAGAGGGAGATAAAGCAGCTGGATCATATGATAAAATTATGATAACAGATGTTTGTATTTCTCTTTCTAGACAACGTAAAGATAAAGTAGAAGGAACGGGAAGATTCCATATTATGAAAAATCGATATGGGATGGATGGATTAACATTTGGAGTTAAAGCAGATACATCTACAGGACATTTTGAAGTATCTAATGATCTTTATAATGAAGAAGAAGATAGTACTGATAATACTCCAATCCCACAAACCAATAGTTTTAGTGGAATAGATAAATTTGATAGATCTGAGTTGCAAAAGAAATTTTTTGAATTAAATTCGTAACTTAATAAATAAAATAAAATGGCAAGAAAAGACATAACAAAAGAAAGAATAGTATATAAACCCTTTGAATATCCAACAGCATTTGATTATTGGTTAAAACAACAACAAGCACATTGGATTCATACAGAAGTTCCAATGATGAGTGATATTAATGATTGGAAGCAAAATTTAACAGAAACCGAAAAAAATATTATAGGTTCGATTTTAAAGGGATTTGCCCAAACTGAAACAGTAGTTAATGATTATTGGACTGGATTAGTTACAAAATGGTTTAGAAAACCAGAAATTATTGCTATGGCAACTGTATTTGGTGCTATGGAAACTATTCATGCTGAAGCTTATAGTCTATTAAATGAAGAATTAGGTTTAGATGATTTTTCTGAGTTTTTAGAAGATGAAACCACAATGGCTAAAATTGAAACATTAATGAATGTTAGAGATTCATTTAATGGTGAGGTAGATTGGCATGAAAGAGCTAAATCACTAGCTATATTCTCAGCATTTACAGAGGGAGTAAATTTATTTTCATCTTTTGCTGTCTTATTATCATTTAAATTAAGAAATAAATTAAAAGGTGTGGGTCAAATTGTTGAATGGTCAATTAGAGATGAGTCAATGCATTCAGATGCTGGGTGTTGGTTATTTAGAACATTATTAGAAGAAAAACCAGAATTAAAAACACCAGAATTAGAAGCAGCAATTAATGAAGCAGCTTTACTTTCATTACAATTAGAGTTAGATTTTATTGAAAAAGTATATGAGATGGGTGATTTAGAAGGTTGTAGTAAAGATGATTTAATTTCATTTATTAAACATAGAGTAAATACTAAAATGGGTGATTTAGGTTATAGACCTATTGTAAATGGTATTGATGTTAAAGCAGTAGAAAGAATGAAATGGTTTGATCATCTATCAGCTGGAAAACAACATACAGATTTCTTTGCAAATAGAGTAACAAATTATAGTAAAGGAGTACAAGATTGGGATGCGTCCGCAATATTTTAAAAATATAAAAAATGGATAATAATAGTTTAGTAGCAGATTACTCCCAATGGGAGAAGGGTAAAGATTACCCTGAATTTATGGATGAAGTAGCTTTATCAACAATTAGCAAAGGATATTTACTACCAGGAGAAACACCTAAAAAAGCATATAGAAGAGTTGCTCACGCAGTAGCAATTAGGTTAAATCGCCCTGATTTAGAATCAAAATTCTTTAAATATATTTGGAATGGTTGGATTGGTTTAGCATCTCCTGTACTTTCAAATACAGGTACAGATAGAGGTTTACCTATTTCTTGCTTTGGTGTTGATACACCTGATTCAATTAGAGGAATTGGTTTAACTAATGCTGAACTAATGAAATTAACAGCAGCAGGAGGTGGTGTTGGTGTTTCTGTTTCTAGAATTAGACCTAGAGGAGCTGAAATTAGGGGTAATGGTAAATCAGAAGGTGTAGTACCTTGGTGTAAGATTTATGATTCTGCTATTATTGCTACTAATCAAGGTAATGTAAGAAGAGGAGCAGCTTCTGTTAATTTAAAAGTATCTCATCCTGATATTGAAGAGTATTTACAAATTAGAAGACCTAAAGGTGATCCTAATAGACAATGTTTAAATTTACATCAATGTGTTGTTGTTGATGATTCATTTATGAGAAAATTAAATGATAGAGATGAAACAGCAATGAAAATATGGTTAGAAATTCTAAAATCAAGAATGGAAACAGGAGAACCATATATTATGTTTGAAGACAATGTAAATAAAGACAATCCTTTAGCTTATATGATGAATAATCTTAATGTTTCAATGACAAACATTTGCACAGAAATAACACTCTATACAGATGAGGAGCACTCATTTATATGCTGTTTATCTTCGTTAAATCTTGCAAAATATGATGAATGGAAGGACACAGATGTTATTGAAATTGCTACATACTTTTTAGATGGTGTTATGCAAGAATTTATTGATAAAACTAATGGAAAAGAAGCAATGAAGCGTACCCATAAACATGCTAAAAAAGGTAGAGCATTAGGTTTAGGAATAATGGGTTGGCATACTTTCTTACAAAAGAAAAATCTACCTTTTAATTGTATAGCTTCTACAGCTTGGACTCACACAATAATGTCTAAAATTAGAAGTGAAGCAGAAGCAGCATCAAGAAAATTAGCTCAAGAATATGGTGAACCTTTATGGTGTAAAGGAACAGGAATGAGAAATACTCATGTTTTAGCTATAGCCCCTACAGTTTCAAATTCAAGAATAGGAGGATGCTCGGCTGGAATTGAACCACAACCAGCAAATGTTTATACTTTTAATGGTGCTAAAGGTACTTTTATTGTTAAAAATCCAGAACTAGAAAAATTACTAACAGAAAAAGGTAAAAATACAAGTAAAGTTTGGGATCAAATTTTAGCAGATGAAGGTTCAGTACAAAATTTACCTGCTGATATTTTAACTGAAGATGAAAAAGAAGTATTTTTAACATTTGCGGAAACAAACCAATTAGCATTAGTCCAACAAGCAGCAATTAGACAAAAATACATTGATCAAACCCAATCACTTAATTTAGCATTTTCTCCAACAGATTCCCCAAAATGGATTAATCAAGTTCATATGGAAGCCTGGAAATTAGGTGTAAAAACATTATATTATTTAAGAACTGATTCAGTAATTAAAGGAGATTTAGGATCTCGTATGGCTGATTGTGTTTCTTGCGACGGTTAGTATACTAGTAGTTATTCCCCATATATTTATAGTAAAACACTTATATGGAAAAGTTAACACAATTTTGGAATTGGCTTTTGAATAAGACAACTCTAGACGAGAAAGCTGTTGAAGTTTATGATGAAGTAAAAGATAGGGCTAAAGAAATGGCTGATGAATTTAAAGATGTAAAAAAAGCTTTAAAAAATGTAGCTACTCAATCTAAAGATGTTGTTAATGCTTCTAAAGGTAAAAAACGAAGAGGTAGACCTAAAAAAAACAATACTACTACCTCAGAATGGGAAGCAAATAAGGGTAGACCTGCACCTAAAAAGAAATAATGATGAGAAACATATTACTATTACTTTTTCTACTTTTTTCTTTAAATTCTTATTCTCAAAATGAATTAAAGAAAATATTTAAATTTTCTACATTCTATGCAGCAGTAAACGGAGGAACTTCTCTTTCTAATGTTGATGTTTATTCAGTTACAGATGGTTTAACAACAACTACAATTGAAACCCCATTTGATTATACATTAGCATTAGGAGTTAGAAAAATAGCTAGAATGGGTTATGAACCTAAAGAAGCATTTAAAAAGGGTCAAGAAAACTCATTTTCAGATGCTGCTACTATTGGTAAAGTTAAAGGATTTGAATTTTTATTTGAGGTTGATTATAAAAGACAAGAAGGAATTGAATATTTAGATCAACATCATTTTTTAAGATATGTATCTGAATGTGGAAATGATAAATGTACTAAACCCATATGTATTAAAAATTTTACTGCTAAAATTGAATATTTACAAGATGGGTTTGCTGACATAGAATATTTTGAAGCATCAGAGCGTTATAGATACAAATATAATAATAAATTATCATTTAATCTTGGTGCAGTTCAACGTTTATCTGAACCTTATGGTTATGATCCATTAGAAGAGTGGAAATTATCAAATGGTAATTTGCACTACACATATCTAGCATTAGAAGAAGGTTATAATGTTAATTTTATTTCACATGATATTATTCAATATCTAGACCCACAAGGAAATATAGTAGCAGAAAATAATGAAGTTTGGGAAGCAGTAGTTATCCCACAAATATTAGCTGACTATACTGAGAAAAAAAGAGACCAACAAAACAACACTATACAACATTCATTAGTTATTGGATTTGATTATTATCATTATACTAAAACATTTTGGTTACACTCATGGGGTAATTTAATGCCGTGGCATTATGATGGTGGTAGTGAATTTTCATATCATAACTTTAATGATGGTGAACAGTGGTATGATTATTCAGGTGGTTTAATATTTGGATACAAATACAATAAAAATTTAGGGGTATTTATAGAAGGAAAATACAATAAATACTGGAATAGAGAGTGGCATGACTTTTCTGTAGGGATGAATTATATAATATTTTAAAAAATGGCAAAAGAATTAAGTGAAAACACAAGTTTTAATGTTAGTATACAAACTCTAGTAGGTATAGGATTTGCCATTACTACAGTAGTAGGTATGTGGTTTGCATTACAAGCAGATATACAAGAAGCAAAAGAATTACCTGTACCCCCACCTCCAGCTATTACTAGAATGGAATTTGATATGAAAGACCAATTAGTAAGACAAACCATTATGGATACTCAAAAAGATGTAGAAGAAATTAAAGAAACTTTAGAAAAAATAGAGGATAAATTATACGGTAGATAATTATATGAAATTTTTTAATAAAAATATTTGCTTAACATCACCTACAACTATAATGATTATAGTTGCTTTATTATTCAGTACAATAGTACTTGCTAATGTTTGGTCAAAAGAAGAAATTAAAATGATAGAAGTTAAAAGTAGTAATGAAGAGGAAATGTGGGTTCCTACTAAAGAAGATATAGCATATCAAGATAGTATGTATGTTATAATTAAAAATACTCAAAATGATATAACAGACATTAAAAAAGATATAGTATATATTTTAGAAAGGTTAGATTACGAAGATGGTTCAAGGTGGGAAAATCGATAAACGTAGAAACCAATAATATGGAAAAAGATTATACATCAATAAAAATATTTGGAGGATATTTATTAATATTACTCCTTATGTTAATTTCAAACACAGCAAATGGTCAATCTCCTTGTGAAGATGAGGGTTTATGTGTAGTACAATTTAATGCTGGGTTTAATAAAGCAAATAAAGTACTTTGGATTGATGAATTAAATGATTGTTCTAAAAAATTTATTGATATTCAAACTGATACTGAAGCAGCAAGTAAATATAAAATAGTAGTTGTTCCTACAATTGTAATATATAGTGATGGAGAAGAAGTTAGAAGATTTCAGGCAAATATTATGATGCAAATGGAAGCAACTAAAAAAGATGTACAAGAGAAGATTGATGAAATTATAATGTCAGATTTTTAAAAATTAAATAATGAAAAAACTACAGTTATTATTACTAACACTTTTAATACCTTTTTTAGGTTACACACAGGGTTCTTGGATTCACATACAATTAATGACGGACAATTATCCGTCTGAAACAAGCTGGAATATTACACCTCCTGGTGGTTCACCCATTATTATAGAAAATGGTAGCAATATGCTACCTAATACAATGTATGACACTATTGTTCAACTTAGTGGTACAATAATTGCTAGTATATATGATTCTTTTGGTGATGGTTTAGGTTCATCTCAATGGGGTGGAACTGATGGTTGGTTTATGATTAGTAATTCATGTCAAGATACTTTAATGTATGTTGCAGGAGATTTTGGAGACAGTTTAATACAGACTCTTACTGTTGCTCCCTGCGCCCCACCAACAGTTGGTTGTACAGACCCATCTGCATTGAATTATGATTCAACCGCTTATATTTCAGACCCTAGCTCATGTATATTTTCCCCATGTCAGGGTCTTTTAACTTCTACAGCATCACAAAACTGTTTACCTGGTGGCCAAACACTTGTTATATTTAATTGGACTTTAGATAGTAATACAAATTGTACACCTGTAAAATTTTGGTATTCAAACGAAAATGGTGTTGGTCCTTTCCAATATGGACTTAATCCTAACGCATTAGATTTTGCAGTTTATGCTGGTAATGGTCAAATGCCACCTAATTGGTCAGTAGAACACTATGGTCAAGTTGAATTTTTAGATGGTACTTTATCTGATACTATATTTTATACACCTACTGCTTGTATAGCTGGTTGTACTGATCCTACACAAGTATCATACAATCCTTGGGCTACTTATGATGATGGTAGTTGTGCGGGGACAAATTGTGACACAGCAACACAATATCAAATAACAATGGAAATTACATTGGACAATTGGCCTGGTGAAACATCATGGATAATGAATAGTTTAGGTGTAGTAGATGAAGCAACCCCGGGAACA